TCATAACCGCCAACTTTATACCGCCACTTTGCCTGTCTCAGCTCCGTGTCTTTTTCTTTGTATATCGCACTGTTTTTAATTTTCGCATCTATTTGTTCCTCTGGTATTCTTACTGCGTCGGCACCAACAAGCGGTACACTAGTCGGCGCTTTCATGCCTATTTGCAACCGCAACATCTTGCTTGTCCACTCTTCCGTAGAGAACTGAGAAACGGAAAACCCTTTTTGAGGAAAGATATCAAGATTAAACGTGCGCCGTGTATCTGAATCTGCATCAATAGAGTTAGACCCACTTAGCGCAAGTCCTTCTATTGTATCAATAATTTGATAATTTTTATTCAGCAGTTCAATACGACAGTATAATCTTTTTGACCGGCTTTTCAGTAAGGCCAGATCTTCTTCTGTAGGTAAGTAAGTCATGGCCCACCTCCTTAAATCAACCCAGCGTTCTTCATATTGTCGCCGTTATTCAAATCGCCAGTCTCTACAAAATCAAACGAGATTTCTACCTTATCTGGGTGATCGTCGTCTGAGTAAGAAACATTACCATTCACATTCATCAGCCATGCGCGGCCATCGTACATCTTCAATACTTTTGGCTTTTTGTTCGTTAGCCAATTGATAAAAGTTTCCCGATAGTCAATAGACCCATCAAAATCAAACGCATCATTGTCGCGATCCCACTTGATAATGACACCAGAGAAGTTGCCGCTATAATAATTTGCCTCACTACCATAGAATACGATGGGATACTTGCTTCCCAAGGTCGTCTCTACAGACGCTTCTTGATTACGCGTAATATTCGTGACGGCTGGCTCAAGACCAACATAATATGATATGTCTTTATCAATTAACCATGCTCCGTCAAAATCGCTTACGGCACTTGTAGATGTGTACACTTGTTCAATTTCATCCACAACAGGAACTGCCATATACTGATACTTCGTTTTCCTGCCACGTGCGAATTTGTCATAGCATACAATCAAAATAGGCTCAACGGAACTTGTGATTTTCTTTTCATAAATCGTAATCCAGTCGTATTTGCCCAGCTCTCTACGTTTTACGCGAATAGAGTCAAAATTATTAGGCTCGTCCGCGCTTTTCGTAACGGTAAGCTTGATCCTACCTTCTCTTTTTTCATTCTCTGCCACAATTTCAAGCTTCTGCAGTTGTCCGTCATACTCAGTTCTGAATGCGCAAAAATCCGTGTCCAGAACATATCCGTTCACAGTTTCTCCAACCGCTCGCACATAGTACACCTTATTATTATCAAGGCTTTCTACGTTAAACGCATGTGAAATAGAGCCATGGTATATCTCCTCATGTAGCAAAGTCTTGTCCGAATCATAAAGCTGATATTTATAAAGATTCAGTGTCTCGCCCTCTTCTTCAATGTTTTTATATTCAACATTAAATGAAAAAGCGGGGAAGGGAATCGTCTTTTCAGCGCGTGCCTCCACATCAACAAACTTTAACACCGGTTTTTCATGGCAATAAAAAAGAACGGCATCGCTTAAATCGCTTTTCTTGCCGCTCTGATTTGTTACTGCAATTTTAAGATAGTAGGGGAGTAGTCTGTTGTGTACAAGGCTCGCTGGCAGCATAAACATACGCACAGAAGAAGAACCACTTGTTTTCACTGTCTGGTCAATAATCATATTGCCGGAGGCGTTGTCGTAGATAATATACTCCACTTCATTGATCGTGTCATCGTAACATGTGTACCGCACGATATTTTCCCGCGTAGCGTCTATCACGGAAAATTTTGAAATTATCGGTTTCGCCAATTTAACACCTCCTTATTTTACGCCATATATCTCACATGGAATAATCAAATCGTTATTTGTTGTAATGGCCGTCTCACCAGAGCTTTGTGCGTCAAAGAATGTAATTTCAGTGCAATATTTATTATTCTTTTCATATGCTTTTACATAGAACGGACGGAAAGCGCTTTTTATACTTGTGTCAGAATTGTATGATACACTTGGAGTAGAATTGTCGCCAGCGCTCAAATCATAAATCATACACAGCTTCGGCGTATTCATAGTGACGCAATGATATTCTGCACCACTCCATTCACCTGCGACTGGTTTCGACACAATAACAGAAACTTTACTCAAGTATTCAAGCACCCGTTTTGTTGCAGCACTCTCTGGATCAATCTCAACAACTTCTCTTTCTTTGTAACCACGAAAGATGAAAATATACTCTGAATAATCGCTGTCCGCTTCAAAAGTCAACTTATTCTCTTCGCCAACAGCAGAGTATGCATCTTTTGAATCGTTCTTCCATAGCAGCTGGAAAATCTGTCCAGCCTTTAACTTGTCCACAGTAATAGTATCAGTGGAGATTTTATCCCCAGAAACTTGCGTAAGGCTGTTATTTACAGAGGTGGAATCAAGCGCCACTTTACCATTTTTGTCAACGGATATAGCACCAATCAAGTTAAGCTTTGTCGCCTTGATTTTTACAGTATTTATACTCTGGTTTATCAAAGTGGCAATGTTTTTTCCGGTATAATCTGTCTTTGCCACCTTTGAATCAATGCTTTCAGTTGCTGTTTTGATGTGCTCTTCGAGTTTTTTATTTGCATTCAGTTCTGCAGCATCTGCATACTTTTGAGCTTCAGTTTTTGTGGCACACAGTATGATGGCATTCTCGTTTTTTGAAATTTTAGATTCTGTAAGCGAAATTCTTGTATTTAGCCCGCTCATGTCCTCATTGTATTTTTTAGTGGTTACGCGGGCTTCAATCTGCTGCTTTGTACTCTCTAAATCAGAATTATATTCCGTTTTAAAACTTACAAGGTCACCATCTATTTTACCAGCGGCATCCAGCGCCTCGTTGGCTTTTGTATCATCCGTGTATTTTAGCGCCACAGCCCAGTCAGTCCGACTAAAGCTTTCAGTTATATCACGTGCTGTCTGACATACAAGAACTTTATTATCACCAGTACTATTTGCCCAGATATCACCACAGCTATATGGGGTTGAAGGCGTTGTGAAAAAAACACGTTTCGAGACATTTGCTGTATCGTCTTCAAGGCTTGCAGCTCTCAAAACTTTTAATAAATTCTTATCACTAAGTGCCTCCCATATAAAAGTGTCCGTCCATCTGTACGCATCATCAGCCTTCATGTCATAATAAAGGTCGCCAATGTGCCCTCTCTTTGCATCATTCGTTACCCAATTTACTGTCGGAGCCGTATCAGTAGATGGTGCACCATTGTAAAACCATAAGCTGAGTTGTCCATCTACCTGATCTTTCAGCGTTAAAAATTCACTGACATCCGTGTATTTGACAATAGTATCAGCAAAATCTGTATCAATAAAAGTAGATAGCTGACTGCCAACCACGTTGACTTTGCTATCCACTGTTTTCATCGTACCAATATTATCGGGGGAACATACCAGCCGCTTCATATCACCCTGCAATGCAGTCACAACTACGCTCTGTCCAACCGTATAAATTTGGTCAGAGGTAATGTTGTATTGGCTTCCAAACACGGATATCGTGTATTTATTCCCATTCACCGCAGTTACCACGCCAGTCTGCGATTTGTCAAACTTTGCATCGTTGAGTTTCTTTTCAATCGTGTCTACGATGACCTTACTCAACACGTCAATTGCATCTTGACTGTTTTGTGACATCTCGTCCCTCCTTTATAAATGTATACTCGATCTCAACCTACCCAACCCACCCTGAGCCAAGTATACTTCGTATTTATTTTTGCTTATTGCACTGCTTAACGTCTATTCAGTTCCTGTACAACCTTGTTTGGCAGACGATTTACCAACTCACGAGCCAGTGCATCGCTATCACCAACGGGATTGTTCACATTCACATCACCAATAGACAAGGAAATACCACCAGCGTCGCGGCTTTGCACCATAGAAGCAGAACTATGTTTTGCCAATTGATCGCTGAACCATTTGTCTGGATTGCCGCCCATCTCAAACAGACGAGAGGTAATATCAGCAGGGACAACACCATCGCCAGTCTCAAGATATGTATAACGTCCAGAAGCTGGCTTACGAACAATAAGTTCTGAACCTCTTTCGTCAACGTTTGCAAAATGATTCGTTTTAGAAGATTTAAGACCATTCGCGTGACGACCCAAAAAGAAACCAGCAAATCCTCCTAAAAGAGTACCAATCAATGCCCCTACAGGTCCACCTATTGCCATACCCGCAGCTGCGCCCAGACCAGCACCAGTAAGAGTTGTAACAGTCGTTTTGACTGTTTTATCTTTATTGTTAGTATTGTCAGTAGTTTGGCCTTCATTGCTGGTTACGTCATTCTTTTTGTCAGTTGCGTCGTTGACTTTGTTTTCTTCTTTAGATACGACCTGTGTAGCGTTAATTGTGAGATTTGTTACGCTCTGTTGTTTTTTGGTATTATCAGCGGTTTCAGAAGTATTATCTGCAGTGTCCTTGGTGTTTTCAGCAGTCTTTTTACTCTTGCCGGAGATATCCTTGCACAGATTTACTATTGCGCCGATCGGGCTAATATCCCAGAAGAAAGAAGCGACCGACTTGACCGCTTTCTTGCCAAAGCCATCTTCTTTATTAGACCAGATTTTCTTCTGATTCTTCATGGCCTTTGTGCCGCCATATATACCAAGCGCTGCGGCACCGGCGATTGGAATCGCGGCAGGTCCAGCTGCAGCCAAGACGCTTCCGGCTGTTGTAATAAGTTTGCCAGCACCGGCAACCAACTTTCCGCCGCCACTGACAAGAGCAGAACCAACATTGCCAAGACCGCCAAGAATTTTCCCACCACCATTGATAATAGCAGAACCAATCTTACTGTTCTTGACTGCATCGCCGATAGCCTTAAATCCATTTACAACAGTAGAAACGATGCCGCCGCCTTCGCCGGAACCGTTAAATAGGCTCTGAGCGCCAAGCTTGATTTTCTCCCAGATACCGCCAAATGTTTCAACAAGTCCGTTTCCAGAAGTTTTAATCTGGTTGATCATTGCATTGATAACATCATTTGCTCCAGTAGTTGCAGTATCTGTAAGCTGTTTTTTACCAGCATTGAATGCCTTTTTAGCGGCATCGAATATATCTTTAAATGATTTATTTACATTCTCTGATTTTCCCTTACCGAAGAATCCTTTTATCGTATCCCACAGACCTTTTATGCCAAGATCTTTGTATTCACCAGTCTTAAGCATGGAATACAGGTTATTTAGTTTCGTGAGCGTATTTATCAGTGATTCAAGGTTTGCAATCAAATTCTGGATGCCGGTGATCGCGCTGCCGGTATTCAAACTTGCAATGATCTTGTTGTGGTAGCTGTCCAGTGATCCCTCCATCTGAGATAGACTCATCTTCTGGATCTGTGCGGTGTACTCAAGTTCCTTCTGGTAATCCTTCCAGCTCTTGCCGATATCATCCATGACTTCAGACAACTTGTCCTTGAACTCATTGTACTTCTTGATTTGGTCATCAATAGCCTTTTCGGCATCCTTCTTATTCCACTCGCGCTGCTTATCAGCAAGATCTTCGCGTGCGGTGCGCACATCTTCGGCATTTGCCTGCCACTCGTAACCATTCTCAGTGTACACACGGGTCGTGCGCTGTTGCTGGGCGCGGGCGAGAGCGTCCTGTGCCTTGGAAAGTTCAATAGCACGCTCGGTGGCTTCGTTGTTTTCTTCCAGAGCTTCCTTCTGCTTATTCAGGGCTTCAATCCGCTTATCAATGACTTTATTCATCACATCGCCCCAAATCTTGAGGTCATTGTTGGATTTGTCATTGAACTTTTCAAATGTTGACAGTACAGAAGAAAGTATTTCCTTCAGGTCAGACATTGCGGATTTAAATTCCTCAGCAGCATCTTTTGCACTTTTAAACCCGGTTTTAGAGTTCAAAAGACCATCACGAAGCTCTCGCAGTCTGTCGGCCAATGCTTTTGTTGCATCTGTCTGCTCATAAGTCGTAATCATATCATTGAGTTTATCAATGAGTAGTTGCTTATAAGCCGCTTCGTTAAACACAAGCTGGTCGCCTTCAATCTTTAAGCAAGAAAGATAATCAGGGGAGAGTGCCATCAGCTTTTGATAATTATCGATACTCAAACCACCATAAAGGTTGTACTCATCTACAATATCAGTAATGTCAGAGAACCCACTCTGGAAGTCGTCAATTTCCTTGGTTGCCTTCTCAAGAGAGTATCCAAGTCCATTGTAGAACTCCTCTACGCTGATTTTTCCATCTGCAATTGCTTTAGCTGCATCACGCCAATTCTTCTCAATGGCTTTTGCACCGGCACCGCCTGTTTGAGCAGCAGCGTCTGCCATACCGTTTAGATATTCAACAACAGAATCCTTAAATGCCTTGCTGTTGAAATCAACTTCTCCGGTTTCAGGATTATATGCCTTGCTCTTGAATACGTTTGTATCCTTAGCAAGTTGCATCAATGCGTCATGTTGCTTTTCAACATCGTCAGAATCAAGCAGACCAAACGGATTGTTCCGGTCAGTCTTGTTATTCATGACTTCTGACAGCCCAGAAAATGCGGATTTTATAGCGTCCGTCTTTTCCTTGGCTTCATCCATCGCAGTGCCGTAACCCTTGATAGCGTCAGTCAGCTGCTCAAAGGAAATGGTTTCGGAATCGACACTAGAGTTCAACCAGTCGAGAATCTTCTTCATCTCGCCAGCAGACTTGCCACCATCATTAGCTGCATTCGCTTCCTCAAGTTGCGCTCTGACAAAAGTGCGGAATTTTGCGGTGTTAAGCTCAAGTTTTCCATTTTGCTCAGTTAAGCAAGCAGTAAACTTATCATCAACACCGATTAACGACTTCATGGTGTCTGCACTAATATAGCCATACTGGTTATATTCTTTCATCGCTTTTGTTAACGTATCAAAAGCAGATGACAGGTCAGCAACAAATTTAGAAGTTGTACTAGATGATTTTCCAGCATTTTTAGAAGATGAGCCAAATCCATTCAACTGATTTGTTAATGCTCGCCCACCCTTTAAAGCGGCATTCATATTAGTGTACAGCAAAGAAAGCTGAGTATTTGTGCGAGTCGTGATTTCCTCTAGTTTTGCAGGATCTACGCCGCGTTCGCCGGCCTTCTCTACTTCATTTGCAAACTCCTGAGCCGCACTATATGTCGCAGTAGCCGCAGTAGCATTTTTCAAGGCAGGAAGAAGATTTTCCAGAGCAGTCTTTTCAGCCTCTGTTTTTTCTTTTAAATCATCAGTGCTTTCAGCCGTATCATCGGCAGTAAGGTTTGCGACCTCATGTTGTGCGTTAGACAGAATTGTTGCCGCAGCTTCTGCGTATTCAGCAGCAAGTAACTCGGCATAACTCTGTTTATTTATCTGGAGTTTATCATTAACAAGCTCAAGGCAATTCAAATACTCAGTGTTCATCGTCAGTAAAGACTGAAGAGAATCGAGACTCATGTAGCCATACTGATTGTACTCTTCCATTGCATTTGTAGAAGCTTTATACGCAGACTGGATTTCATCCATTTTGGAAGAAATATCTTCCATCTTCTGTGCGCCTGCGGCAAGCTCGTCAACCTGACCAGCAGAAGATTGCGCTACAATCCCAACCTGTACGAGAGCCTGAATAAACGCATTCACACCGTTTGTGTCAGCAGAGAAGTCCATGTCAGTCAGAGCTTTACGAAGATTTGCGAGAGCTTGCGCTTGCTCGTCTGATAATCCTTCGTTTGTGCCCCATAAGAGCTCGTTTAACTTACTTGCATCAAATCCATCAATCGTATTTTCCAGAGTTTGAATAGCAGAATTTACCTTGTCAAAAGTAAAACTGACGTCCATACTGTTGTTATTGTCATTCTGCCAAAAATCAACAGCTTGAAGCTTTCTACGAGCATTCGTGTTATTATTGATGGCATCAGTAGAATCATTATAAGAATCTACATCGTCACGCAAAGCGTTTTGCTCATCAAGTAAGAATTGGTAGAGGCTATGGTACGTCCCACCAGCCGCTCGCTCGGCTTCGGTAGTATTGTCAATAATATACTTTAAGGCTTTACCAACCTCGTTGTAATAGTCAACAATAGAATCCGCATCATTTAACTTGTCAGGCCCATAACCACCGAACTTGTTAAAGACATCAATGCCAGCATTTTTAATCTGGTCGCCCATATCCATTTCAGGAGCCGACCAAACAGTAAGGTAATGCGTCCGATTATTTTTCTTGGCTGTATCAACAAGCTTGTCGCCTTGAGCGTCTTTGTTTTGGGCCAACTCATAACGAGATGCCTCCAACTGCTCCGCTGTAATATCCTGAAGCAACCCAAGCTGTTCCTCATACTTGCCGTTTTGAAGGTCAAGTTTACCAAGTTTGTTTTCATCAAGCGTTCCTTGTTCTTTCGCAAGATCAAGAATCTCTGCCTGAATATCTTTTGCTTGGTCAAAGTCCTCGGTATCCCAACCAGACTTATCGCCAAGTTCTTCATATGCACTAACCAAATCCTTTAAAGAGGAAGTGGTGCTCTGCGCAGCATCGGCGGCTTCCTTGGATTTCGTTGCGACGTTTTGCACTCGTTGTGTTGCTTCCGTAATCTTCTTAGTACCCCAAGAGATGAGCAACCCAATACCAACACCCAACGCAGCATTGAGCAATAAAGCTCTTGCGCGAAGGGCAAGTAGTTTAAGGGAAAAACCTTCAGTTGCTTCACCAGCGGCCTCTGTGTTAGCTTTACTTTGCTTCAACGATGTGATAAAATCAGAAATAGAAGGCTTAGTTCCATCAAGAGAACGCTGATAGGAGAGAATTGCATTTCTGAGCTGAAGAATTTTCGCTTTTGTGTCGTTCCAAAACTCATTTTTTACACCATCTTCGTCAGCAGTAAACAAGAAAGATAATATCGAAATTTTAATCATTGAGGAGAGAAGAATGAATAAAATTCTATACTGCCCGTGGTGTGAAAAATATGTTAAGGGTGTTTGGTATTCATGCCCATTTTGTAGCGCACAAACTATCTATATAAAAGCATGGGATAAAAAATCTGACGAAGAAAAGAAAAAATGGTTAAAGAAATTTCCGAAAGTTGACCCACCAAGACCAATCAAAGACAAATCACTACTTCGTGAGGCGGAAAAATTCGACAAACAAGCTCGTGCTGAACTCGCTCAAGAAGAAGCTCGCAAACAATACATACCAAGATGTCCAACTTGCGGATGCCCTGACGTAGAACGTGTTGGCTTCGGAGAAAAAATTGTGGATACGGCTGTATGGGGCTTTCTGGCGAGAAAACCTAAATGCCAATTTAGATGTAAAAACTGCGGATATGAATGGTGATGAATTATGTCTCTTATTATTGCAATCCCTACTAAGCAGGGGATCTTCGTGTCAGGCGATTATAGACGAGAATCTAAATATACCGACAGAGACTCAAACGAAGTCATGTACACCACTCATTCTGATTTTGAGCAAAAGGTTTTCCGAACTAACAATGGTCATGCAATAGCTCTTGCTGGAAATGCAAAGTTAAACGATGGAACTTCGACTAATGATACTGTTTACAAGCTTGTTAAGAGTATCAATCGCCGCAAACTAACCATCAAACAAGAAATCGAGCTTGTAAAGAAAGACATCTCAGCTAAAACAGGAGATAATCCTGTTGCACTTCTTATCGCTGGCTACGAGAATGGAAAACAAGTCATCTTGAAAACAGATACAAGAGAGAATAGTATTCAGGACGTTTCAAACGAAGACATTGCTGTCATCGGTGTGATGGGTGTCGCAGAAAGACTCATTCGCATAGTACCGCCGAGAGATACACTTTGCGAAATCGATGTTGTTGAGTACATCAAGTTTCTGAATAGAACGGTCGCAAAAATGCTGGAATTCTCGGACTATAACCCAATGGTAAGTGAAGACTGTGACGTTCTAGTTATCACAGAGGATAACGCCCGATGGAAAACCTCACTCAGAAGACTCGACTCTCTTAGGTAGTGGACCGTAATCAGCGTAAATTACGATTGTCCCATCTTTTTTTAGGCATGATATCCCAAAATGCGGAACGACTTCTTCGATATCTGGAAGTTGAGCCGCAAATGCTTCAATTTCTTCAAGAGTTGAAAGAGGTTTTCGCTCAAAAGTAGTAGTATCATTCATATGAAAAAACCTCCCAAGAGAGCAAGCTGAAATTGAGGCAGCAAAACCTAAGTATGTTCCCAAATGCCCTATCTGCGGTTCACCAGATATAGAAAAGATCGGAACTGCTTCTAAAGTCTTAGATGTAGCATTCTGGGGCTTCGCCAGTGGAAAAGTAAAAAAGACTTTCCACTGCAATAATTGTGGATATGAGTGGTGAGTTGCAGTTAACTAAAATGACATAAATAAAGCCCTGTCGGACGGCATCCGTCCAACAGGGTAGTTGCATGTTATTTAACTTAGTGTTTTGGCATCTCAATCAATCCGCCAATATTGAACTTTTGATACGGGGAATTATTATCCATATACATGAGTTCAAATCGCTCAACTTCACTCATCTTGATACAAAGGACAGTTCCATCTACACGATGCTCTTTAAGTGCAGTTGGGATATCGTCGGCACTATTTGCCGTACAATGGTGAATCACCACAATGTAATCATCATCAGCACTTGAAAGCTTTCCGTAGATTACCTTCCCATCTTTTGTGAAAACTAGAATCTTTGTGCCACGTTTTGTATCAAAGAATTTAGTCCAAATATTGTCGGCAGTTTCAACACTTAGAAAATGGGCAAAGAATTTTCTTGCCGGAAAACTATTCTTTATTAAATAAAATAAGATACCGCAAATAACACCAAGGGCAACATAAAGTAGGGCTGACGGAACTACTGTAATCAAACATTGTGGCGCGTAACCATCCACAAAATTCTTGAAAAGATATCCAAGCGAAATACTAATAATAACGTATGCCGCATACTCAATCTTTTTCATCGAAAGACGAGTATAAACCCAGACACAAATTGCTCCTGGAACAAAATAAGAAAATAGTGAGTTAAAGTCACTTATCAGTTCCGTTATTTTCACTTTGACCTCCTTCTTTTGGTTTTACAGTTCGGAGACTTTGAAAAAATTTTACATCCGAATCAATATCAAAATCCTTACCTTTGCCATCAACATACGAGAATTGCATATCACGACTCGAAATTTCATAATCCGGCACATGCTTCTTATTGTTTTCCATGATTCAACACTCCTTTTGTAAGAGTGTATCATAGGCTGTCGTAAAAAGCAACATAAATTAAAACGCCCGGCATCCCAGTAGTAAGGAAGTCGGGCTTTTTATTATGATGATACCTTACTTCAGCTTTTCCAAAATCTCGTCCGTGCTCATACCTTCAGCGAGCAGTTTCTTGAGAACGTCTTCCGCCTCAGCTTTCTTGGCAGCTTCTGCGACCTTTGCGTCGGCATCAGCCTTTTTCTTTTCGAGCTTGGTGATCTCTTTGTTGAGTTTTTTCAATTCTGCTTCTTTTGCTTTACGCTGGGCGTTCAGTGTAGCAATATCATCACCAATAGTTGCAATCTCCTGAGCAATAGATTCTGCGGCAGTATTCTTTTCAGCAATCTGTGCCGCATAATCGATACCGTCAAGAACCTTTACTTTGTTCTTACTTCCTTTAGGTCTAGCCATAATAAAACACCTCCGTATATTTTGGATACGCGATTGTACTTTTATTATAGCCAGAATATCGTATATAGTCAACGAATATTTTGTTTTCTCCTATTTATATCGCGCCAGAGAATAGCGCGTCTCCTCGTTTCCACCTACTTCTTTAAGTCGTCTGATTACGTCTGAGATGGACTTCTGAACTTTCGTCCAGAACTGACTATCCTTCCAGTGGTTGCTCACTGACCCTTTTTAGTCGATGAACCTTCCACCCTCCTACATTATATAATAGGGGAGTGGATCGGCTGCTGACCGCCCATTGTAAACGCTACTTAGCGCTCAATTATTACCATATTTTGACAATACGGTAAAAACGAGCTTTTATCTCAGCATATAGCATCCATATCCTTATTTCTATCTTTCGATTCCTACATTATATAAATATAGGTGATATGGCTCTTAGGGTTTCCCAGCACTCTAGGGGCTGTTTTATTTTTACATGGTGCCGCATCCTATATTTTTTATACGCAACAAATATAAGAGGGCATATTAACTTTACCCGCACCATTTTTGAGCTTTCCGCTCATCTGCATTACGGACAACACGCCAGAAATGGCAGCTGTCAAAGTGGGTAATGCACCAGCAAATTTTACAGCGTTATCTGCACCGTCAACAAAAACTGTTGCAAGATCTACGAAAAACTTCGGAATATCAGACTTCATCAAATCCGTACTAAACTTCTGGAATGCAGAATCAAGCTGATTAAGCTTCGCCTGTAAAGAATCCATGTACGTCTGGTTCTCACGCATTGCGCTACCGCTAGAATTAAGTGCCTGCTTCATAGCGTCTTCAGCAACACTAAAATTATTCAGCAGGGCAGATGTACTCTGACCTCCACGCTTACCGGCGATCAATTCGGTAATATTTGCCTGAGTGGTATCAGAAAGGTCTTTCCAAACCTCAGAAAGCTCCTTCATAATCTGATAGGTTGATTTGAAGGTATTATCATCCTTCATGATATCAACCCCAGCAAGTTGCTTCAACTCAGAGCGAAGCTCAGATACGGAACTCGCCATTCCATCCGTAGCAATACCGGCATTTTCTGCATCAGTCTTTGAAGCACGAAGGTACATACTCAAAGTTTTTAGGTAAGTGCCACTCGCTTCACTGTCCTGAAGTACGCCATTTACAGCGGCTGCAAGGCTAAGAGTCTCTTGATATGTATTTCCGGCGGCAGACATCGCAGCAGAACTTTTCTGCATGATAATTCCGAGATCATTCATACTGACAGGCTCTGTATTCGCGATTTGGTTCATGCAGTCCAAAAGATGTTCTGCGTCGTCTGCAACCAGACCAAAGCCTTGCATTGTAGAAATCAGGTAAGAGGAGGCAGTTGTTGCGTTATCAATCTGATCTCCAACGTTAGCCATAAGCGCAGACACACGAGCAAGCTCTTCAGAGTCTTTGTCCGTATATCCGAGTCGTTTCCAGTCAGCAGTACTACTTACAAGGTCAGAAATATTCGCACCAAGCTCACGAGCATTTGTTGCAGTTCTGTCGAGATATTCATTCATCTCGTCGCCAGTCATTTTACTGACCTTTTTGAGTTCAGTTACAGCCGTATCAAGCTCAAGAACGTTATCATAAACCTCTCGCAGACCCTGCTTAACCATAGCAACGCCAGCCATAGCAATTGCAGTCTGAAAATGCTCCTTAAACAAGCGAGAAAGCTTTTGGCTTAAAGTTTCTGTAGTGGCCCCACATCTGCTGGCCTCAACCTCAAGGCTTGATAGTCTTGCACTAAGATCAGTAACATCGCCTTCACAGCCAGCAGCAGAAGCTTTTATTCCGTTTAAACTATCAATTAGCCAAGAATATTTACTTTTATTTGCAATAGAGTCTTCTAACTTCGTTGCACGTTCATAAACACTCTTAAACTTCGTCATATCAACATTGGCTTGATTTAAATCTCTAAAATCAAATCCAAGTTCTTTTAAATGTTGACTTGTAGAATCAATAGTTGTATCAAGAGTCTTGCATTTTTTATCAAAGTCTTGAATCGCTTTTCCTGGTGTAGTGTTCTCAATAGAAGCAAGCTGATCTCGCAACTCTTTTAATTTTCCAGAAGTTTTTCCAGTTCCATCTTCTCCATATAAATATTTTTTGATATTATCATTTTTATAGTTGGAGTTATTCTTGGAATAGTTTTCAAGAGACTGAATCTTTTTTTGATATTTTTCATACTCGGATTCTTGAGATGTGAGAGTCTTTTTTAAATCATCTGCAATTTCTTGATTTTGTTTTTTTAGTTCTTTTGCAGCCGAATCAGCACCTTTTGCAGTATTCCTGTCAGCATTAAACTTTCCGTTTTTTTCGATATCCTCAAGCTTTAACTTCTGAGATTCCGTAATTACATCTTTTGTTTTTGTCTTGAGTTTATCCATCTCATCGTTGATTGCGCTCAGTCTAGTCTGTACCGCTTTCAACTCAGATGATTTGTTTCCATTAGCAATTAACGATGCTTCATCCGCTTTTAACTTTGCTTGACGATTTGCAAGGCTGAAAAGGCGAGAAATATCACTTTTTGAAGTATCTTGTGTTTTTGTAGAACCAGACTTTCCGGTATCAACCTTAACTGTCTGCTTTGCCGCAGATTGCATAGCTTTTTTAAGCTGTGCAGTTACTTTACTCTGGTCGATCTTAACATCAAGTGTAACCTTTGGAGTTCTTAATTTTCCGATCTTGACCACCTTGTCAAGTGCATCATTTATATTACGGATAGTGTCGTTTTGATTTACTCCAAAAGCAATTTTTACTGGTTTTTCTTTATAATGCTCCTTGACAGAATTAAATTGCTGGTCTAATTCTTTTTTATTTGTGTCAATAACAACCTTGACCTTAATGGCCGTTACGGCAGAAGACTCTGCGCCAGTATTTTCTTTTTCATCCATACTGTTGGTCACCTCTCTTTTCCATTTTCAACAATTCCTTTCAAAATAAAAAAGAGAAGCGGCCAGCTTCTTCAAGCCAGCCTCCTCTCATTCAAATTTTCCAAATAAATTGTGGGATTACAATTCATGTAATGCGGTTTTTACGAGCATAGCCGCTTCAAC